GGCGACCTAATAATTGAGGTAGTAAATATGCCAAGTAGCGAACAGGTAGACGTGGAAATTACTCTAGATGGTACAATATATCAGGCGGTATTATAATGATAACAAACACAGGTAAAAATATTATAGGTAAATACCTATTAGGTCAAGCACCAGCATATGCTTCATTTATTGCTGTTGGGTGCGGAGCCAAACCTCTTGCTACCGTTGATGCTTTTGGAGATTACACAGCAAAAGAAAATCTTGATCTTGAAATGTTTAGAGTTCCAATATCTTCTAGAGGTTTTGTAAATGAAGGCGGAATATCAAAGATAGTTTTAACTGCAGAACTACCAACAGAAGAAAGATATGAAATAACAGAAGTAGGAATATACTCTGCTGGGTCTAATCCATCTGCTGGATCATTTGACAGCAAAACAGTATTTTCTTTTACACAAGGTGAAAATTGGCAATACCACTCAGAAGCATCTGTTTCAGCAATTCCAACATACACATCTCCACTAGATGACCCTGAAGACGACAACGTTATTGCAGTTGTTGATCCAGTATTTCAAACAAATGCAGACAATACAATTTTTTATAAACAGTCTCGTGCAGATAGATATGAAAGATGTAGATTCTTAAATAATATTATTTTAATTGAAGGAGATGATGCAGACCTTACAATTAGTGAAGAAAGTGGACCAACAGCAGATCATTTTGTTGTTGAGGATGGATCAAACCATATACACTTAACTGGTGGAACTATTGACTTTACAAGAAACTCACCAATAGATGAACTAAGGTTGGCTTTTTCTTTAGTTAATAAAAATGGAGATTCTGCAAGCACTCCTGACTCTGTTAGAGTATTGGTTGAGTTTGCTGCAACAGAAGAAGTAGGTGGAGAGTTTGCAAGGTTTGAAGCAGAAGTTGTAGACGATAGTAGCGGTGGTGCATATGACTTTTCTACAGAAAGATATTTTGTTGTTTCTAAACAACTACAAGAACTATACACAACACCAAACTTTACTTGGAACTCTGTAACAGTTACAAAAATTTATGCATCTGTATTGGTTGACAATATACCATCTTCAGATTACTATGTTGCACTTGATGCAATGAGACTAGAAAATATTGCAACGGTAAATCCGCTTTATGGGTTAACAGGATATTCAGTCATTAAAAACACAGATGCAACCACTGTAATAAAATCATCCAACACAAGTAATTATATTGAATTCAGATTTGCCATAGGTCTTTCAGTAGATATGACATCGTAATGGCTGATCAAGGTATTAAGAAAGTTAGAATTCCTAAAAATCAATTGCCTCCAGTTGGTGATGATAACGAACATTTAATAAGATATAGGGTTGTTTCTGATGATAAAAACAGAGCATCCCATTGGTCTCCAATTTTTGTTGTTCCAGCAGAAGATACACAGCAGGTTGACGGAGAATTAATTTATACTGGTGGTATTTTAATTGCTGTTTGGGGTGATGAATTAAACAGACCATCTTATGATGTTTTTGTTAAATTTGATAGTGGACAATATGAGTACCATGGAACATCTTCAACTCATACATATACATTTTTAAAAACAGGAACCACCAGCGCCAGGGTAGCAATTCAAGTTGAAGGTATTAATAAAACAAGAAATGCAGCATTAACAATATTTGAATCAAGCGTAGTATCTGTAGTATAATTGAAATAAGGAGATAACATGGCAAAAGTACCACTACCAGAACGAGGACAGCCGCTAGATGTTACATACATCTATCAGTTGGCAGACACAATTAACGACCTTTCAACACAGGTTTCTTCTGCAACCTATAACTATACAACAATTGATACAGTCTCTGCTGGAAAGCAAAACATTAAAACATCAGATGCTCGTGTTGTTGGCGGTTATGTTGAGGTTGCAAACAACTCAACTGTAAGTGCTGGTAACGAAAAAATATTTGCATACGATTTTCCTAGTGATTTTAAGTTTGCACCTATTGCAACTGCAACTGCAGTAAATATAGGAAATACACCTGCTGGACAAAATGTAACAGTAATTCTAAAAAATGTTACAACATCAAGAGTTGAGGGTCTAGTGAGATTTGGTGCATCTGGAGATTTATCTTTAGCAGTACACTTAATCATTATTGGTATTCCAAACTAGAAAACATTTAATGATAAATTGCAAAAAGTGTGGTGGTCGTTTATTTATTGATAGACAGTATAGCGGAGTTCAACATATTGAAACTTACTGTATTGTTTGCGGATCAAGAAGGTTTTTTCATCCGCCAACAGAAAGTGAAGAGGGAAGATGGTTACTAGCAAAGGAATTATTCAGAGCGAAGCATACAATAACGAGACTGTAATTAAAGGCAATAAAAAAATATGGTTTCTTAATGGTGATCTTGTTAGGCTCTATCATAGTTCCAGATCTACTGGTTTAGTTTCTGTTTATAACATTACAAAAGATAGACTTGAAACATGTCTACGTGCAGATTTTAGAAAAAATAGAGAACGTGCATACACAGTTGCAGAGACTGCTAAATTAGTTAATCGTCATAGAAAATATATGCCAAAATTAATTAAGACTGGAATGATACCCCCACCAATTGGTGCTAAGATAAATGGGGAACGTGGATTTAGAATAAGATCCTATTACTCAGAAAGCATGGTAAGGGATATACGTGCTATACTGGCTACTATACATATAGGACAACCAAGAAAAGACAAATTAATAACAAATAATATGACTCCTACAAGCCAAGAATTGACAAGGCGTATGGGAGACGGTATACTTACATATACGAAGACAGAAGATGGCAGGTTTATTCCTGTGTGGGCAGAGAATATTTAACAATAGAAATGGTGGGGTATGGAAGAAAATAACAGCACAAAGGTATCAGCAACACTTGGATACACATTAAATTTAGGTAATTTCCAGTCACTAAGAGTTGATCTTGGGGTCGTTGACCATGTACGCCAAGGTGAAACAACAAATGATGCAATGGATCGTGTTTACACTTTTGTTGAAAATCAAGTTATTCAAAAGGTTAAAGACGCAAAAGAATCTCTCATAGAGGACTAATATGGCTGAACGCAAAGACCGTATGGCTTTGCTAAGTAGATATAATAAATTTCATCTACAAAGATACGAAGCCAAGTCTAATATGAATCTTAATGTTGAACAGTGGGCAGCAGATGCTCTTGTTGAATCATACGGTATTTCACAATGTTATGATTTATTAGATTATTACTTTAAGATAGCAGAAAATCCTACTTGGAATTATTTTGCTTATAATGCAGAAAAAATTCTTAATGGTAAACTAGAAGTAGAGCAAGATATTAAAGAAAGAACAGAGCGCAGGGAACTAGCAAGGAAGTGGATTAGTGAATAATACAGAAGCAAAGTTAATTACTGCAGTATTAAATGATAAGCAAGTCCACGTATTACTACAAGCAAATATTGATAATCTTTTAAGAACTCATAATGATGTCTGGAATTTTATTAGACAGTATTCAGAAAACAATCAATCAGTTCCTCCAACATCATTAGTTGTAGAAAAGTTTAGAGACTTTACTCCAGTAGAAGGAGTTGGTGCAACAAAGCATCATCTTGAAGAATTACAATCAGAATATTTAAACGATAGCCTTAAAGATATTTTACGTAATGCAGCAGGTGAAGTTCAAAGTGGTAATGGTAATAATGCTCTTGAACATTTAATTACTAAAACATCAGAACTTAAAAAGAATACTGCTGCAATTAGAGATATTGAAGTAACAGATCTTGACTCTGCAGTTGCATATTTTGAAAATGTAAAAAAGATGCAGGACCTTGGGCAGGTTGGAATTAAAACAGGTCTTCCTGGATTTGATAACTACTTACCTTCTGGAATTATGCCAGGTCAACTTGGAGTGTTCCTTGCATACCCAGGTATTGGAAAGTCCTGGTTGGCTCTGTATTTTGCTGTACAGGCTTGGAAACAGGGTCGTAGCCCACTTGTTATAAGTCTTGAAATGTCTGAAACAGAAGTACGTAATCGTGTATTTGCAATTATGGGTGAAGGTCTTTGGTCTCATCGTAAACTTAGCAATGGCGAAGTAGAGATTGATATGCTTAAAAAATGGCATGCTGATAAGTTGCAGGGTAAACCAGAGTTTCATATTATTTCAAATGATAGCGGTGGAGAAGTAACCCCATCAGTAATACGAGGAAAGATTGATCAGTATAAGCCAGACTTTGTTGTTGTAGATTATTTACAACTAATGAGTCCAAATCAAAAATCAGATAATGAAACAGTTCGTATGAAAAACCTTTCTCGTGAATTAAAACTTATGTCTATTAGTGAAGAGGTTCCAATCATGGCTATCTCTTCTGCTACTCCAGATGATGTTAAGGATTTATCTAGCCCACCAACTTTAGGTCAAACTGCTTGGTCAAGACAGATTGCTTATGATGCTGACTGGGTAATGGCTCTTGGTCGTGCTACCAATAGTGATATTATTGAATGCGTATTTAGAAAAAATAGAAATGGTTTTATGGGTGATTTTTTAGTTCAAGTAGACTTTGATAGAGGATACTATCGTTATAAAGACTATGAGGATAAAAATGGTTAAGGATATGTATACGGCAGAACAGGTGCGTCGTGTTCTAACTGGTGCTGGAATTGATATTGAAGCAGAGTATGGAACTGACTATATTGTTTTTTGTCCATATCATAATAACAATAGAACTCCTGCTGGAGAAGTATCAAAAGATCATGGAACGTTTTTTTGTTTTGGATGCCAAACAACAAAAAGCCTTATTGAGTTTATAATGCACACATCTAACAGAACATACTTTGAGTCAATTAGATATATTAAAAGCAAAGAACAAGAAACAAGCATTGAAGATTCTGTTAATAAAGCCTTAATTGAAAAACCAGAATTTGTTCAATATGATGAACTTTTAATTAAAAGATTAACTAACCAAGCATTAGAGTCTCCAAGAGCAATTAGATATTTTGAAGGAAGAAGCATTACAAAAGAATCTATTAATAAGTTTAACCTTGGGTATTCAGAAAAACAAGACTCAGTAACAATACCAATACACTCGCCAGATGGAATGTGTATAGGGTTTGTTGCTAGAACTGTTGAAGGAAAAGAATTTAAAAATACACCTGGATTGCCAAAAGGTAAGGTATTGTTTAATCTTCATAGAATTAAGGCATCAAGCACTGTCTATGTTGTTGAATCATCTTTTGATGCAATTAGATTAGACCAAGTTGGATTCCCTGCGGTTGCTACCCTAGGGGCAAATGTTTCTGCAGCACAGATAAAGTTATTAGAAAAATATTTTAATAACGTTGTACTGATTGCGGATAACGATGATGCTGGTGTGATAATGAGAGATAAGTTAATTGAAAAACTTGGATCAATAGTCACATCAGTTTACATAGATAAAAAATATAAAGACATAGGCGACATGGATGATGATGCAATTAAAAAACTGGAGTTCCAGTTTGACAATTCTATCATTGGTATGTTAAGATAGATAAAACAGAAAAGGAAGAATAATATGACTATTGTAAAGGGACTCAAGAACATTAATGCCCTAGTTGATAAGCCAAAGTATGACGAAAACTCTCCAAAGGTAAGATGGTTAAAACTTGCTGATGGACAATCTGCAAAAATCAGATTCATTGAAGAACTTGATGAAGATTCTGCAAACTATAATCCAGAACGTGGATTAGCACTTGTTGTTAAAGAACACACAAATCCAAAAGATTACAAGCGTAAGGCTGTAGACACTATGGAATCTGAAGGCCGCGACTGGGCTGAAGAAATGCATCGCAAAGATCCAAAGGCTGGCTGGAGAGCACGTCTTCGTTTTTATTGCAACGTACTTGTAGATGATGGAATTGAAGAGCCATATGTGGCTATTTGGTCAATGGGCGTAAGCAAGCAATCTGCATTTAATACTATTCGTGAGTATGCTCTTGAAACAGGAAGCATCTCAAACATTTCATGGAAGTTAAAGCGTAACGGTCAGGGTACTGAAACAAGTTACACACTTATTCCATCTGCGCCAGACAAAGAACCATTTGACTGGGCAGCACACAAAGCATACCCTCTTGAATTAGCATTGAAGAAGATTCCATATGCTGAACAAGAGGCATTCTATTTGGGGTTTGATACTCCATCTGTAACATCATCAACCAACACAGATTGGTAAAATGAGTTACGTAGGCTTACATGTTCATACTCACTACTCCCTATTTGACGGCGTAGCGACTCCACAAGAGTACGTTGACCGTGCTAGCAAGTTGGGTATGACTGCTCTTGCAATTACAGATCATGGTTCATTATCTGGTCACAGAGAAATGTATCGTGCTGCAAAAGAAAAGGGTATTAAGCCAATACTTGGTCTAGAAGGCTATATGTGTGCAGACATCTCTGACCGCAGAGATAAGTCTGAAAGAGAAGGTCAACAAGATCTTGTCTATAACCATATAGTTCTTCTAGCCAAGAACCAAGTAGGTTTAGAAAATCTTAACAAGATTAGTGAAATTGCATGGACTGATGGATACTTTAAGAAACCAAGGTTTGACTTTGAAATTCTTAAAAAGTATTCTGAAGGAATTATTGTAACCTCTGCATGTCCAAGTAGCGTTATTGTAAAAGCGCTTGAAGAAAATGAATTTGCACTTGCTAAGAAACATATACAGTGGTTTAAAGATACGTTTGGTAGTGACTATTACATTGAGGTTATGCCACACAACACTCCAGAAATTAATAAACATCTTATTGAATTAGCAGATGAATTTAAGATTATGGTTGTTGTAACGCCAGATTGCCATCACTCTGATACATCTCAAAGAGAGATTCAAGAGTTTAAGTTGCTTATGAATACTCACGCTAAGGTTAATAAAGAAGCATCATATGAAAAGTCTAAGAAAAAAGAAAATATGATGGAGCGTTTAGATTATCTTTATGGAGAAGATAGACAGATTACTTTTAATAAATTTGACATTCACTTACTTTCATATGAAGAAATTAAGTCTGCTATGGAAGCGCAGGGTATTGATAGACCAGACATCTATGAGAATACTCTTAAACTAGCAGAGACAGTACAAGATTATGATATAAAAGATGGACTTGACCTTCTTCCAGTTCAATATAAAAATCCAGACCAAGAGTTGGCTAACTTAGCATTTGCTGCTTTAGAAGAAAAAAGACTTAACTCTAACTGGGTTGGCAATGATGTTTATGATGTTCGTTTAATGGAAGAACTAGAAATTATTCGTAATAAAAAGTTTGCACCATATTTTCTTGTAGTTCAAAACATGATCTCTTGGGCTAAAAAAGAAAACATTATGGTTGGTCCTGGTCGTGGTTCTTCTGCTGGCTCACTTGTTTGCTATCTACTTGGAATTACAGACATTGATCCTATTGAGCATGGATTATTGTTCTTTAGATTTATCAACCCAGAGCGTAATGACTTTCCTGATATTGATACAGATATTCAAGATACAAGACGTGATGATGTAAAAGATTATTTAGTTAGACAGTATAGACACGTTGCATCTATTGCTACATTCCTTGAGTTTAAAGATAAAGGTGTTGTGCGAGATGTTGCACGAGTTCTTGATATACCGCTTACAGATGTTAACAAGGTTCTTAAACTTGTTGATACATGGGATGAGTTTTGTACATCAAAAAATACAGTTTGGTTTAGAGAAAAATATCCAGAAGTTGTAATTTATGGAGATCAACTTCGTGGAAGAATTCGTGGTACAGGAATCCATGCTGCTGGAGTTGTAACAAGTAAAGATCCAATATTTAGATATGCGCCATTAGAAACTCGTTCATCTCCAGGATCAGATGAAAGAATTCCAGTTGTTGGAATTGATATGAGTGAAGCAGAACGAATTGGTCTAATCAAAATTGATGCTCTTGGATTAAAAACTCTTAGCGTTATTCAAGACGCAATTGCAATGATTAAAGAAAATCATTATGTTGATATTGATTTATTATCATTAGATATGAAAGATTCAAAGATATATGAAATGCTTTCAGATGGATATACAAAGGGTGTGTTCCAGTGTGAAGCAACACCATACACCAATCTTTTAGTTAAGATGGGTGTAAAGAACTTTAACGAACTTGCTGCATCAAATGCCTTGGTTCGTCCAGGAGCAATGAACACAATTGGTAAAGACTATATTGCTCGTAAACATGGAAAACAAAATGTTTCATATATTCACCAAATCATGAAAGACTTTACTAACGACACATATGGGTGTATTCTATATCAAGAACAAGTTATGCAGGCTTGCGTCCACCTTGGTGGTATGACAATGGCAGAGGCAGATAAAGTAAGAAAGATTATTGGTAAGAAAAAAGATGCGAAAGAATTTGATGAATTCCGTGATAGGTTTGTTGCTGGTGCCTCTAGGTATATTAGTCCTAATTCCGCTTTGGATCTGTGGCATGATTTTGAAGCGCATGCAGGCTACTCGTTTAACAAATCGCATGCCGTTGCTTACAGTACTCTCTCGTATTGGACAGCGTGGATCAAATACTACTATCCGTTAGAGTTTATGTTTGCTCTTCTCAAAAATGAGAAAGATAAAGATGGTCGTACAGAATACTTAATTGAAGCAAAGCGTATGGGTATTGCAATTAAGTTGCCACACATTAATGATTCAGATTTAGATTTTAAAATTGAAGGCAAGGGAATTCGTTTTGGATTGACTGGAATTAAATTTATTTCAGATAATATTGCACAAAAATATATTAATGCTAGACCATTTAACAACTATAAAGAACTTGAAGAGTTTACTTTTACAAAAGGTAATGGAGTAAATAGTAGAGCGTTGAGTGCATTAAGACTAACTGGTGCAGCAACGTTTATTGATAATCCACGAAACGATAATGAAATTAAAGAAAACCTATACGAGTATTTAAATCTTCCAGAATTTAATATTAGTGTTCCTTCACACTATCATGCATTTATTCAACCAATTGAAGACTTTGAAGAAAAAGGATCTTTTATTTTGATGGGTATGGTTAAATCTATTAAACGTGGCAAAGGTTGGTCAAGAGTTGAAATACTTGATAAGACTGGTAGTGTTGGAATATTTGACGATGAGCAAACAAAGATTGAAACTGGAAAGACATGTTTAATTCTTGCTAGCGATAACCGCATACTTTCAGCAATACCAGTTGATGAATTAAAAGGTTCGTCTGAAGCACTAGTAAAGTTTTTAAACTATAAACAGTTACCGTATAAAGATGATGAAATGTTTGTTGTTTCTTTTAAATCACGGATTACAAAAACTGGAAAGAAAATGGCATCTCTTACTTTGGCAGACACCGCAAGAGACTTACACTCTGTTACGGTATTTCCAACAGCATTTCCAAAAGCATATATGCATATACAAGAAGGAAATGCTTATAAATTTAGTTTTGGTAAAACAAAAGATGGCACAGTGATTATGGAGGATGTACATGCTTGATGATATGGCTATTGAATTACACAAGGCTGCAACTGAAAAAGGTTTTTGGCCTGAAGATATTGATGATATTTTTGTTGCTAAGCAATGCATGATGATTGTTTCTGAAGTAACTGAAGTTATGGAAGCAATTCGTAAAGATAAGGGTGAAGAAGAAATAACAAAAGAATTTGCTGATATTATTATTCGTACACTAGATCTTTATGCAGGAGTTGTTGAAGCAGGGTATACTAGATTATCACTTGATAATGCTTTAAATGAAAAGGTAGAGTTTAATAAAACTAGACCAGAAAAACACGGGGTAAGGTTCTAATGACAGTAACAATAGAAGATGTACTAGCACAGTTAAATCCTAAACTAAGAAAGACTGTCATGTCTGGAGATACAATTCCAGCAACAGAGTATGCAGCAACTCCTAGTTTTGGCTTAAACAGGGCTTTAAATGGTGGATTGCCATATGGTAGACAGGTTCTTATCTGGGGATCAAAGTCTTCTGCAAAGTCGTCCTTATGCCTTCAGATGATTGGTTTGGCACAGAAAGAAGGAAAGATCTGTGCATGGATTGATGCAGAAATGTCATATGATAAAGCCTGGGCAGAGCACCTTGGTGTTGACACCTCTAAACTAATTGTTTCACAATGTCGCACAATAAATGAAATGGTTGATATTGGAACTAATCTTATGAATGCTGGAGTTGATATGGTTGTGGTTGACTCAATTACATCACTACTTCCAGCAATTTACTTTGAAAAAGATTCTGATGAACTTAAACAACTAGAAAATACAAAGCAGATTGGTGCAGAGTCTCGTGACTTTAGCAATGCTTGGAAGATGATTAACTATGCTAACAATAAAGTTAAGCCTACTCTTTTTGTTTTAATATCACAATCACGTAATAATATTAATGCAATGTATACAAGCCAGCAACCAACAGGTGGGCAGGCTACAAAATTTTACTCGTCAACAGTAATTAAACTGTTTTCTTCTGAATCAGATAATCAGGCTATAAAAGGAAAGATTAAAGTTGGCGATAAGTTGATTGAAGAAAAGGTTGGTAGAAAAATTCGTTGGGAACTTCAATTTTCTAAAACATCACCAGGTTTCCAATCTGGAGAATATGATTTTTATTTTAGAGGAGATGACTTAGGAATTGATTCTATTGGTGATCTTGTTGACACTGCAGAGTCTATTGGCCTTGTAAATAGAACTGGAGCATGGTATCAACTAGATGACGGAACAAAAATTCAAGGACGTGATGGTTTTATTAATAGAGTTAAGGAAGACCTAGACTTGCAACAGCAACTTAAGTCAAAAATAATTAATGCTTGATAAAAAGTTTTCTGTCTATCCTGGCAAGTTTCCATGCAAAACCTGTCAAGAAGAAGTAACATCTTTAAGATATTGGATTGAGGCTGGAGATGCAACATGGATGTGTTCAAAAAAACACATTTCAAAAGTTGGATTATTGCCACAAAAGAAAAAGAAAAAGGATTTTGTTGATGAGTGAAAAAAATGAATCAAAAAGAATAGGTGCTAAGCAGCATAAAAATTCTGGCAGAAATACACAAAAGGGTGATGCTACTTGGCGTAATTTTGTTGTTGATTTTAAAGAAGTTGGAAAATCTTTTACACTCAATAAAGATGTGTGGGCTAAAGCAGTAACAGATGCTATAAAAGCAGGTAGAGATAAATCTGCAGCAATTATTGTAGTCATTGGTGAGGGCAATACAAAAGTAAGGCTTGCTATAATTGAAATGGAAATGTTAGAACAATTGACAGAGGAGGACAAAAATGTCTGAAACGGTACCACAAAAAACAACAATTGATATGGTTAATGGATTAAGCGAAATAGCAGACTATATGCAGGACGAAGAACTTACAACTGCCCTGACAATGATTGCAAAAATCATTATTAAGCCAGATGTTCCTATTCAGGTTGCCAGTTTAGAGATAGTAAGGCTACAGGCAATTGCAGCAAAAATGTCTTTTAAAGCAACATGGATGGCAAATGTTGATAAATCAGACAGGGCAAAGAAAAACATATATTTTACAGCAGCACAGGCAATCAACGATCTGGTATCAGCACTTAAATACATAATGCGCTAACTGGTATACTTATATAAACAGGGGATAAAATGACAAAAAATTTACTACAAAGCGTTATGATTAAAAGTGTTTCAAATAAGAACAATATCTTAGATTCGGATGCCTTGATTGAAAAAATTAAATCAGGGTATGTTATTAACCGTGGACCAAAGTTTCAAACAAAGAAAACGTTTGCTCCATCAACTATTGCATACAGCCATGGAGAGTGTCCTAGATACTGGTACTTAGCATTTGACGGTGCTACATTTGAAGATAATGCAGATGCGTATGGTGCAGCAAATATGACTGCTGGAACTCTTTCTCATGGAAGAATTCAATCAGCAATGATGAATGCTGGAGTAGCAAAAATATTTAGAGATGACGACAATCAACCAACAACAGAATTTAAAATTAGATATGATGATCCACCAATCTTTGGTTATGGGGATGCCATGATTGAGTGGGAAGGTGAAGATATTGTTGGAGAAATTAAAACAATGCTTAACGAAGGTTTTGAGTATCGTAAGAATTCTATGAAACCAAAACTTGGTCATCTTATTCAATTGCTTATTTATATGAAGATACTTGGTAAGAAAAAGGGTGTTTTGATTTATGAAAATAAAAATAACCACGAACTATTAGTTCTTCCAGTTGAGGTAGATGACTATTATCGTCAATGGATTGATAATACTTTTCAGTGGATGCGTGATGTTCGCAAGGCTTGGGTAGATCGTACATTACCTACAAAAAATTATCGCTCAAACTCAAAGATCTGTAAAACATGTCCAATTCAACAGGCGTGTGCAGATGCAGGAACTGGAGTGATTAAACTTAAGTCCCTGGAGGGGTTAAGTGAAACTATGTGAAAGATGCGATAATCACTTTGAACCTAAAGTAAGTTATCAAATCTATTGTGGAGAAAAATGTAGAGAAGATGCCACAAAAGAAAAGATAGCAGAAAGATATCAAATAACTCGCAGACAAAGAAGAAAAGGCAAAAAAAGAGTTTGCCTTGGTGGTTGTGGCACAGATCTTTCTATTTATAATGACTCTGGATTTTGCTCTAACTGTAATGTAAG